TAATTTTACTGATGCCATGGCTTACTAAATATCCTTACCTATTTGGTAATATTTATATGGAAAAATGAGATGACTTATAAAGGAATTTACAGACCCACCAATCCAAAGAAATATGCTGGCGACCCTAATAATATCGTGTATCGTTCTAATTGGGAACGCCGATTTATGAGGTACTGCGACCTCAATGATGATATTATTTATTGGGCAAGTGAGGAAATTGTTATACCTTACATTAGCCCACTTGATAATAGAGTTCATAGATACTTTCCTGACTTTATTATTAAAACTAAACATAATAAAAAGTTTATGATTGAGATAAAACCAGCCAAATATACCAAACCACCAAAAGCACCTAAAAAGAAAACTAAGGCGTTCATGCGTGAAAGTGTGGAATTTATACGCAACATGGCAAAATGGAAAGCGGCACAAAAATATTGTGAAGACAATAATTTAGAATTTAAGGTGTTTACTGAAAAAGAATTAGGTATCTATTAACCTATTGATTGATTAAAAGTTCTATCACCTGTAGTCGTATCTTCATAAACATTATTTTGACTAATTGCTGTTGTATTATTTGATGTACTACCACCAATTGCTACACTAGCACCACCCATACCTGCACCTTGAGCGGCCGCATATTCGGCACTTTCAGCATTTAAACTGCCGCCTGTAGTTGTTACGCCAGCGCCTTGTGACTCAATTGTTGAAGGTGTAATATCAGCGCCTGTTGTTGAAGGTGTTGCTTCTCCAATTTTTCTAACAACATAATGTTCGCCAAATGGACCAAAAGGATCCACAAAATGTGGTTCAAATCTTCCTTGTCCCATTGTGTTTAATTGTTGTGCCATTACACTAGCAGCATCTTCATTATCTATCTCTAAAACTTTACCAGTAGCTGGGTCTATTACAGAACCTTCTTCATTAACTTGTATTTGAGGAGCAGGACCATCACTTGTATTATTACCATATGTTCGTATTGCACCTGTGACTGCTTCTTCCTCTGTCATACCGGCATCATTAACACCCAAAATACTATTCTTTAATGCTTTTGCCTTATCACCAATGAAAGGTAAACCCTCAACTGATTCTAAAATACCTACTAATAAGTCTTGCATCAATTGTTTAATCTTATTAAAAGGTGCCATTGCAAAACCAATAATCTCATCTTTAATTGTAGTAAAACCATCTGTGATACCCTTACCTATTTCTGCAATCTTTTCAGGTATAGTTTTTGTAAAAAAGTTTTTAATATCTGTAAAGAAATCAGTAATGCCTGTTTTTATATCCGTAAACCAACCTGTTACGGTATCTTTAGCCTCTTGTATTTTTGTAGGTATTGTTACTGTAAAGAAACCAATCACAGCTTCATAAAATTCTTTTACTTTTTTAGGCAATTCATCAAAGAAATCATATAATTTTTGCACCCATTCAGGACGAGGGTCGACACCAAATACACCTAGTAAGGCATCAATAATTCCCACAACTAATTTACCTGTCATAGCAATAAATTTTGTAGGTAAAGTTAATAATTCAGCAAGACCTTCTTTAATTAATTTACCATCGCCGCTAAATATACCTTTTATAGTTTTAAATAGACCACTAAATGTAGATTTTACTAAATCAATTATATCATCAAATAAAACTCCAATATCATCTTTAATATAACTGTAAAAGACTTTTACACCATCAACTATAGGAGCAATTGCTTCTGCAATTTGTTTACCATATTTTTTTAATGCTGTTGCTAAACCTAAAAGAACACCAATGATTGCACCTTTAACTAATAAACCTTTAAATGATGTATCAGCTAAACTTGCTTTCTCTTTCAAACTGTCTAACATACTAGGACCTTTATCGCCCTCATCTTGTTGTTCTTGTTTTTCTTCAGTTTGTCCTAAATCAGCTGCGTCTTGTTGTGCTTCAATGTTATCGGAAAATTCTTCTTGTGCGTCTAATTGTTTATTTTCTATGGCCACACTATCACTAAATTTATCAACAAGTTGATAGATGCCATCTCGCATCTCAGTTAAAACACTCATCATCACTTCGAAAGGACTTGCCTGTTTCTCCATGTATGCCTGTATCATCTTACCTTGAGGTGAATCTACAGAATACTCTTTGCCTGATTTTGCTTTAACTGTTTCTGGAGCTAAACCTGTAAATGCGTCACTTACAGATTTTCCAATCTCCATTACTTGTTGGTCTTTAAGTGTGAGTTCCATTTTTATTTGCTACTCTTTGCTCTACTACCTGTGTATAGACCAAACCAAGCCGCACCAGCACCAACTACGATACTGACTAGCCCACTTTGTTCCATTGTAGGATTTGCCAAGTTCATATACCAAATTACAACTTTGTATAATAGGTAAATGTATGTTGTAATAAAGACTCTTGGAAATATTCTCCAACTATCAACTGCTCTAGCAAGGTCAATTAAACCTTGATATTTATTTTTACTAGAGTCAACTGTAGAAGTATCAATTTCAAGTTCTAAATTAACTTTTTTTGTTGTTGTATTGTCTTCCATTATCGTCTTCTCTCCCGTTCTCTACGCTCTTTATCTTCTTTTAAGTAGTTTACTAATAACGAAATGTATATCTCCCTCTCCCACGGTAACATATTCTCTAACTCAGTCAAAGAATATTTATGATGTTGCATTAAAGCAAAGTTTGTTTCATAATAATTCGTAAGATTATCATGTGAGAGGGCTATCCGAAAAAATCGGCCAGACCTTTCAATGTGACTTCACTTTCCACCTCAGTTTTAGGATTCTTAACTGTCATTTTATGTTCTAATCTCGGCATAGTATTGTAAAACTTATTTAAGTTCTTCATTTGGTCTGCCGTTAGATTATCAATAAATTCTCTAAGTTCCTCTTTTGTACTATCTTTAGCTTGATATACTTTCTCGCCTTCATATATCGTTTCAATTGCGTTTGTAATCATATCATACATCTGGTCAAGTTTAATATTACCTGTCATCATGTTTTCATTCACATCTTTTAGTGAAGGATATTTCAATACAACACCCAATTTTCTACTTTCATCTAGTACCACAGTATTTGTGTGGTCATCATCAACATAAACTTCGACTTTTGATAAATCAACCTCAATATCAGCATATGTTTGTTTATCATCTGGACATAGCACTTTAATTTTTGCTACTTCACCAACTGATTTAGCTCGAACCTGTAAAAATACATATTCGATATCAAACATAGGATATTCTTCAGCGTTAATTTCACCAAAAGTACAATTCTTTACAATTTCTTTAACAGCGTTTAACATTTCACCAGCGTTACCTGATTCCATGGCCATTAATAAAATCTTTTCTTCTTTGACCAAAAAAGGTCTAAAAGAAACTGTCTTTTGTTGTGACGGCAAAGTCAACTCATATTTCGCCACATTGGCTAATGGTAATGCCATAATTTACTCCTTTGTTATATTATAAGAATGGTGGGAATACTCTTCCACCAGTCACAGCACCTATTGGTACTCTTTGTCTGATAACATTAACTGCATCACGGCCTGCTCTTTTTAGTTCAGGCGGTAGTTTATCAATTAAGTTACCAATCAAACCTTTATCTTCTTGTATTACACTAGGTGTTTTAAATCCACCACCTATTGTGTAATTGTTCACTTGACCTAAAGTCAAATTTGTCCAGTTTCTAAATGCAAATGTAACAGATATTTTTTGAATTTCATCATTAGCACCTTGGTTATAGTTTACTGCATTAATAGCTTTTGGAAAACATTCATATAAATGAACACCATAAGAAATTCTATCTCTATCATTATTTTCTGCAAAGGCACCTAATTGATATACTCTAATTGCGCCAACATACTCATCATAAAAGTGTACATTGTTTGTGCCTTCATCAAATGCAGCTCTTTGCCACATTTCAAAGAAAGTTCTTTGTCTTAAAAATTTGTCTGTGTAAAAAGTAAGTGTGACTTCACCTGAAAAACTTTGAGAATATACAATCTCTCTCTTAGGACCATAAGTTCTAAATGATGTTGTATCTAAGTTTCTACCTGGCATCTCTACTGATTCACAAAATGCTCTAAGACCTCTTTGTATTTGAGTGTTCTTTTGCATCTCGCCAGCTCTTGTACTATTTTTTACTTCTTCTTCAAATATAATTTCATCACCTTCGCCTAAAGGACTTGATGTTGAAAATACACCTGAGGGTAAAACAAAGTCAACTAAAAATCTATTTGGTTTCGCAAAGCCTTCGCCTTCAGCAATTGTAGCTAAAACACGGCCAATAGTATTGTCTTTACCACTAGCCAGCATTTGTCTGCCTAGTCTGTTATCACCTTCGACATTATCTAATGACCTATCTCTTGGTAAACCAAGTCGTATGTCAAAAGGTCCTATTCTTCTTCCGCCTCTAAGTATTGCCATTATGCGCCACCTGTTTGTTGTTGTAGTCTATGTCTATTTGTTAA